GATCAAAGAGATCCAGCTCCAGTTATGACAGAAATTGCAGTTTATGAAAATATGATGAAGCAAGATTCGCAGCAAAGAGATGTTTCTCGTGGACGCAGAATTGTTACAACTGAAGGATCTAGCGCTTATACAAGCGCTTATTAGGAGGAATTTATTCCGTATCCGCGCGTCAAGACCGATAGCTTTCGAGCTTTCGGAGGAATAAACCAGAAATCATCTCAAGCCGATTTATCTGCTCTAGAATTCTTGGATATTTCTAATTTTGATTTTACTTCTATGGGCGCTCTTCAAATGCGACAAGGAACTACTTTCGCCGTATCTGGAGGAGCTGCTTTAAGTGAAACTACAATCATAAGTTTCAATGGCGTTACTGGTGGTGGTTTCTATCGTGGTACTTTAGCTATCACTTCGGGAGCGACATTTATAGGTCCAGTGATTGATTCTATTTATGAATTTACTAACTTGTCTGGAGCATCTTTTTTAATTTTTAGTGGAATTGGTGGTTTTACTTATAATAGCGCATCTCTTTGGTATGCAAGTCCATCTTTCATGTTAAATCAATTATACTATGCTACTGGTAATACGCTTGCTGGATATAATTTTAATTATTTGTTAGATCCGGCAGGACTTGCAATCACTTCAACCGTATTTCCTGGTATGGGACAAAATTATCCACTAGCTCCTATCTGGAATTTCACAACATTTGTTAACCGTCTTTGGATGTGCAATGGAGATCATTTCTATAAATGGGATGGTTACACTGCAAATGCTGCATATACAGCTTTTTCTTTAATTGGTGGAGTTACTACATATCAGCAATACTTTGCATCGGTTCCTAGTGTTTATAAATATTGCTTACCGCCACCAGGATATACTTTATTTTCATCTGTTGATTATGGTTTGCTAACAACTCAGATGATTGCTGGTGGAACAATAACAACAGGGGCCGGATTGTTTACCTCAGCAACCTATACTTATTCTGTTGGATTTATAAATGAGGCTGCTTTTTCTGGGCCAGTAACAAATCCTTTAGTTGTAAATCTTTCTTTAAGTGGAGGATATACAACGGGTCCAGGTGGAACATCTTGCGGTTTATATGCAGAGAATATTTTACTATTTGGTTTCTCTTCTGGGCAAAATACTGGACAAGCTGGATTTACAGTTCCAGATGGATATGGAATTGGACTCACCTTGTTTAAGAACTATCAAGGCATTGAGGGTGGTGGCGGCTCTTATCTTCAATTGCAAAAAGTAGTTGTTTATAGAGATAATGGCTCTGGTACTGGAAGATATTTACTTGGATATGCATCTCCTCCAGGAGTTAGCGGAGCTACAACATTTCCATTCGGATTTGCAGCGCCATTCAATGATTTTGGATATACCTTGCCGACAACAACTCCTGAGCCAACTTGTATTTACGCAACACTTCCACCACAGTTTTTGGAAATATATAATAATCAGATGTTCATGTGCGGATTTTCTCAAGCACTAAGTACGGTTCAATTTTCAGATATTGGTCAGCCAGAAAGTATTCAGCCAGAAAACAACTTTGATTTTAGAACTAATGATGGAGATTATCTAACTGGAATGAAGGCCGCATTTCAACAGCTTTTCTTATTTAAGACAAAAAGTTTTGCGGCACTATCTGGAACAGATCCAACTAATTTTGCATTAACTCCTATTTCAGATCAATATGGATGCTTATCTCATAGGGCCATTGCCACATATCAAAGTTATCTAATGTTCTTAGATAAAAAAGGTATTGTTCTTTTCAATGGAGCAATTCCGACTATTGCATCGACTAAACTTGATCCTATTTTTGCGACAATGAATATTCAGGCGGCTATAAATCAAGCATGGATGGTTCATAATAAAGAAAGAAATCAGATTTGGTGTGGAATTCCAGTTAATGGATCGACATTGATAAATCAGATTATAGTTTATGACTATTTGCTAAATGCATGGACTCATTTTGATGGATTTAATACTCCTTGCGCGACAATTGCTTTTGCAAATAATCCTCATAGCACTGTTTATTTTGGAGGATATACTTCGGCTCTTGGGTTTTATGGAACTAGTATTAATGGAGATTGTTTCTCGACAAGTAATATAATTACTGCTTATGCTCAGTCTCAATTCTTTTCAGAAGAGGGACAGAGTGTTGAAAAACAATTTAGAAGACTGTTTTTAAATACAATTTCTGCTAATGGTTTCACAAATTTGTGGAATATTGCTCTTTATGCAGATTATTCAAGCTTACCAAGCATGACCACGATAATGGGAAGCGTCCTATTTCAAAATAGGATAGATTTTGGAATACCAGCTAAGGCTCTTTCTGTTTATTTTTCTACAGCTTCAAATAGTGATAGATTGACTTTTCAAGGATTTTCCATTGAACATCGATTCCAACGTAATCAATAGGAGATTTATGAGAAAAGAAGAAGAAAGATTTTTATCAAAAATAAAAAAGACACAAAATTGTTGGGAATGGATAGCCTCTTTAGATACTGGTGGCTATGGATCGTTTTGGAGCAAAAATAAAAATGTCCTTGCTCACAGATATTCTTATGAGTTTTTTAATAAAATTAAAATTCCTAGTGGTCGAGGATATCATGGAACTTGTGTTTTGCATACTTGTGATAACCCAAAGTGTGTAAATCCTAATCATCTGAAATTAGGGAGTCATTCTGATAATCTTTTAGATTGTTCAAAAAAAGGAAGAATTAGAGATTCTCGAGGTGAGAAAAATGGTAGAAATAAACTTTGCAATGAAGATGTCATTTTTATAAGAAAAAACTTTATCAAAGGTCTTAATAAATCAAGCAGGGGAAATGCTAAAGATTTAGCAAAAAAATATGATGTTGATTTTACATTAATTCATTTAATTGTTAAAAGAAAAATATGGTCTCATATATGAGTAAAGTTACTCCTGTAAGCATTATTAACCTTACTCAAATGTCAGATCTGACCAGGATAACACAGCCTTTTTTAACTCAAGTAGCTCAAGCTTTAGGTAATGGATTAAACTTTCAAGACAATATAAAATCTAGCGCAGTACCTGTTATGTTTTCTGCCGTTGCTAATCAGAATCTACAGGTAGCTCATGGTCTTGGAACTACGCCGATTGGATACTTAGCTATCCAGAAATCAGCTACTTGTGATATTTATAATGGAAATTCCCTTGTCCTTGGGGCTAGTTTTGTTAACCTTAAATGTACTGTTGCTGGGATTACGGCAACGATACTTTTCTTTTAGAGGTGATTTATGGCAGGAACTAATGGTCTTAATTATACAGCTTATGATCCTACGCAAGACGCCTCTGCTAATGCTCAAAACATGGTTAATAACCAAAACCAGCAATATCAAGGATTTTTATCAAATCTTCCTCAGTATCAAAATAATTTAAATAATCAAACTCTAGATCAAGGCAATCAGTCTTATAATGTTCAAAAAAATTCAATCGATCAAAGTGCAAATGCTCGCGGTCTTCTTTATTCAGGATTAAAAACAGGAGCTGAGCAAGGCGCCGCAAATACTACTGCAAATAACACTCAAAACCAGATTGCTCAAAATAATACTAATTTAAGTAACTATGCTACTGGTTACGGAAATCAAGTAGCTCAAGGAAATTTGGCAAATTATCAGTCTAATTCTTTGCAAGCACTTCAAAGTTATCAAAATAGTTTGGCTAATTATACTCAAGGACAAGGATTTCTAGGAATTGGTATTGGTGGTGGAGCTGCCGCCGCCGGTACTGCCGCCGCATCTTCATCTTCTGCTGCCGCCGCTGCTCGCGGCGGGTGGGTTCCGGGAAAAGCAGATAACCCAGGAAAAGATGATCCTAAAGATGATAAAATTCTTGTGGTCGCGGGGCCGGATGAGCTGATTATTCCAAAATCAGAGACAAAATCAAAAGATAAATCTCATAAATTCGTTGATGAACAGTTTGATAAGAAAGAAACTATCCTTGATCGTAATCCAAAAGGTAAAAATGTTGATATGGCTAAGGCCTTAGCTTCAATTATGGCCATTCATCAAGTTTTAGATAAACGTAAATATAAAGAGAGTGCTTAATGGCGAGTATTTTTGATGCTGGAAGCGATGTTAGTAATATAACCAATGCTGTTGGTACTGCCGGTGGAGATATTAGTACTGGCCTCCAAGATATCGGTAATGTCATTACTGGTAAGCAATGGGCGCCACAATACAATCCATATCAAATGGATCCTGGATCTGCCAATCAGGTTTCTCAAATTGAAAATGGCTTGCTCACTACTCCACAACAAAATACTTCAAATATTCTACAAAATACTGGCAACGCTGGAGCTATTCAGAATCAAACTGCCAATCAGAATCTTTCAAATCAAGAGCAAGGTGGTGGTGGAATTAGTGGAATGACTAAAGCCATTGGAAATAAAGCGGCTAAAAACTTTGCCACTAGCCAAGGAAGATTAAATGTAAATGCTCAGCTTCAAGGGCAGCAAATGTCTAATAATAACATGAGCACGGCCACTGCTAATGCTATCGGCATGCAAAATGCTGAGTATAATCTTCAATCTTCAGTAAATAATGCAAACTTAGCTGCAAATGCGGCCAGATATCAAACAGTCTCTAGTCTTATGAGTGGAGCTGGGTCATTTGCTGGCTCTTATTACGGCCACCAAGCTGCGAGTACTCCAGGTCAGACATATAGTGATAATGGAAATATGGGAAATTATGGTCAGGAGGGAAATCCTGACTTTAGCACTGGCTCTAATAGTTCCATGGGAGATTATGGACTATCTAGCTCAAGCGCTAGTGGAATAAATATGGGAGATGGACAATGATTCGTTTTCCGGGGGTGAGTTATCGCTGATTTAGCAACATTTGGCGGGGTTGGCGCTGGTCTTCTCGCCTTTACAGATTCTTATAATAAAGCAAAGCAGCAAGATACTACAAATGCTCTTAATCAGCAGTATGTGAATCTTGCTAAACAAAAAGAAAATCAAGGTCTATTACAAGGTGGAATGGAGTCCGATGACTCTGGTGGAGTTTCCTATACTCCTGCACAACAAAATATTCATGATGTCCAACAGCAAACCGCTTTGGCTCAAACGATGAGGGCTCAAAATTCTCTTGATCCAAGCTCACCAGAATCTCAATCGAAAAGGAATTTCTTTAAATCAACTCTCAATGAGGTTTCTCCTGGATTTGGAGATCATACTATCTCGGATGATATGTCTGGAGCTGACCTAGCAGACCAAGAGCCTCTTATGGGTCATTTATTCTCTGGATTAAGCGCAGATGCAAAAGCAAGAATTACAGCTCAATCAGGATATGATAAAGCTTTGATGATGGCTCAATTTGGTCAACAAAATGCACAAGATAAAATTAAAGCTAATCAAGATTTAACAGATCAGAAATTTAAATCTCAGTCAGATCTTATGGATCAAAAATTAGCTGCTCAGGCCGATCTTATGGGACAAAAATCAAGTGCGGCCGCAGATGCCGCTGCTAAAAAAGCTCAAGATCTACAAGATGCAAAAGATCAAGCTGCTGAAGATAAATATCAAAAGACAAAAACTGATTATTTACAAAAAATTAATCCTGCAAATGCTTCAATTCGAACTGGTAGTGGTACGGCGGATGTTCAATTACAAAATATTCAAAAACTTCAACAGGCATTGAAGGCTGCGGGTGGAAATCCATCTCAAACTCAATCGACAGAAATCGCTCTTGGTCTTCAAAGAGTAATTTCTGGAGGAACTCCTAATGGAGAAATGGCTTCTCACTTAATTCCCGCATCTATGGAAGGTGATATTAACAAAATGTCAGCTTACATATTCAATAATCCTGACAAGCTTCAACAACAAGGATTCTTCAAACAAAGCCAAGATCTTGCAAACCGTGAGCAGGCACTTGTTACAAGCCAATTGAAGCAATGGCAATACCCACAATTATATTCTATTGAGAATCAAATTAAGAATCATGAAATGGGTCCAAATGGTGAAGAGGGGGAATGGAATGAGGCCTTAAAAATGAATGGTGTCGATCCTGCCGATTATGCCCGCTATCGTATGACGGGACAAGTTGAAGCGCCACAAGCTTCTTATCCAAGTTCTGCGCCTAAGCGAGGTCTTGTTCAGCCAAAAGCGGCACCACAAGATAATGGTTTTTTAAGTCATCTCGGTAGTTTTCTTGGGCTCACTGGAGGATCTTCTTCACAGCCTGCATATACTCCAGATGTTATCAAATACGCTAAACAGCATAATATCTCTAATGAAGATGCTCTTAAAATAAAACAAGCTAGGTCTCAATAATGGCAGATTGGTCAGATGCTCCACCTACAGCACAAGAATTAGGAGCTACCGGCTCTAATTGGGATAAGCTGCCACCGAATAAAGATGAATTATCTGATTCAAGTCAGATTCTTAAAAATGCTTATATTCCTGAAGCTCAATATTCTCGGGTTGATAAAATCACTCCTGAAAACATTCAAACTGCCGCGGAGAATGCTGGAAATGAAGCAACGCTTGGACACTTACCACAAACTGAAGCGGCAGTTCAAACGGGAATTGATCGGGTTAAAAATTGGGCACAAGGCGAAAGAGTCACGCCGAATTCTTATGTAAATTACCGTGATGCCAATATTCGCAGAATTCAACAAGAGTCTGCTGATAATCCAGCTTCTGCAATGATTGGCAAGGGGATTGGAATTGCCGGACAGGTTGCCATAACTCCTGAGGTTAGAGCATTAGAGGCTACGGGGCCTGTCGGTGCTTTTTTAAAGAATACTGCCAAAGGTGGGCTCATGGGCGCTGGATATGGTGCCTTATCCAATCCTGGAGATACTCAAGGGCAAGTAGATCCAATGCAGCTAGGAGATAGGGCTAAAAATGCGGTACAAGGGGCTAAATTTGGCTCTGTGGTTGGCGGTGGAGCTGGAGTTTTAAGCATTCCTATGTCGGCTATCAGAAATTCTGCTGACGTTGCTGCTGACGTTGCCAATGGCCAAGCTGTTAAAGCAATGGGTGGAACACTTAGGGATATAAGATCATTGGATAATCAAGGCCGGCTTGATGATATTGGTCATTACGCTCTTGATAATGGAATTGTTGAGGCTGGTGATAGTGTTGATGATATTGCAAAAAAGGCCTCTGTTGCCAAAGATGAGGCCGGTCAAAAATTAGGTAAACTCTATGATGATGCTACTTTAGCAACAATGGCACAAAATAAAGATGCTCAAAATGAAGCATATAGAACAACTTTCAAAAAAACATACGATGAAAATATGCAAAACATCGATCAGTCTCAATTTTATCCAAAAAGAGCTACTGGAGTAGTTCAAAATATAAAAGATGCGTTAATGCCAGAGGCCACACAAAGACAGAATGCTAAGGTTATTTTAGATGCTGCTGATAAATCTAAAAATTTAGCTTGGAATAATGCTAAGACTGCAGCTCAAAAAGCTGCACAAGATGCGTCTGATAGCGCTGTTGCTCAGTCAAATATTCATGCTTTTAATCCAACAAGAGATGCTCCTGAAATACTCCAAAAAGTTCAAGATTCTATGGGAAATGCTGTTGATAAAAAAAATGGTGTAAAAGTTGTTTCAGATTATTTAGATCAATTACAACAAGATCATGGTGATAAAGCTCTTGATCCATTTGAAGCACATGATGTTAAAAATAATCTTGATAAGCAAATAAAATGGACCGCCGATCCTCGCGTAAATCAGCCAGCACAGCAACAGGCCTTGAGAATCATGCGAAATCATGTGGCAGATGCTATTGACAATCATATTTCTGCCCTTGGAGATGCAACAGGTGATCCTGGAATAGCAAATAGACTTAGAGATGCAAATAGAGACTATGGCTTTAGCTCTTCTATCGCTGATATGGCTAATGATAGAGCCTTAAGAAATCAGGCTAATAGAACTATTGGTTTAACTGATACTATTAGTGGTGGTGCAGGGGCTGCCACTGGAGCGGCCATGAGTCATAATCCAGTTGTCGCTGCTGGTATGGCCGCAGGAAGTGCTTTAGGCAATAAGGCCGCAAGAACATATGGAAATAGTGTTTTGGCAAGCAGTGCTAATACAGCTTCAAAAGTTTTACCTTTCACTGGCATTAATCAACTAGGAATGCTTGGACAGGCCGCAACAAGTCCTGAAGTAACTCAAGGATTAATTGCAAATAAAATGAATCCTACTCCATCTCTTAAAAAGAAGAAAGAAGATCAATAATGGCTGATATGAATGATGACTCTGATTATGTCGCACCGGCGCCCACAACTAATCTTCCTAAAAAAGGCATGTCTGATTCTCTTACCACAGATGATGGGCTTCCTTCTTATGATGATTTAAGTGATGACGAAAAAGCTCTTTATGGTGATCGTATGGGATATGCAAAGCATCGGCTTAATGCTGCTATAAATGCAGCAAAAAATAGTGGTAATACTTATTAATGTCGAAAGTAATCTTACAAAAACCATTCAAACCATTTGTAAGCTTAAAGTCAAATTCTGCACAAGAACAGGATGTCAATTCTGATAATCCTATTTCAGAAGCTCTAAAGCGCCGACGCCAATCAATGGCTCAAAAGAAAGGCGCAAACGCAATGGATTTGGACTCTATGGGAAATCCAATTTTGAAAGAAAATGAGGATGATAATGCAGGGTAATGAATTTCCTACAGTAAAGGGCATGCGCTCTAATATGAAGAGCGATCTTAATCCTGTTGGCCAAAATTCCAATCAGGAAAGTATGCTTGCAGCTATAAAAAATAAGAGAAAAGGCAACGCTCTAAAGCTTAATCTGGCAACGACCTCACAAAGTCCTTTAAATCTTCCTACAAATCCATCTAAGATTAAAGGAACAGGAGATTTTACCCCATGAATGAATTTCTATATAATTCTTTAGTTCTACAGGCCATGAATGGAATTTTGAGTAGCAATAACTACAACATCCCTAAAGAAGAGCTTTCTCAAAAATCTTTTGCAATTGCAGATGAGTTTATCAAAGAATTTAAACGTCGTGATGATCTTTCACAGGAAATGGCTAAAAAACAAGAATGACAGAAATCGCTAGTTTATTAGCAAACTATTTCCCTCCCCAAGTTCTATTTACCGCAATAGTTGTTTGGATCTTCTCTAAATTAGATACTCGGACAAAGGACGCAAGAGCTATGGGTGTTAGGGCTCATCGAAGAATTGATGACCATGAAAAAGAAAACAAGCAGTCTTTTTATGATGTTAATAAACGTGTTGATAAGATAGAGGCCGAATGAAAGATTTAATTTGTGAAGGTAACGGCGACGTAAGCTCTATAAGACTTTTCATGTGGCTGGGGTTTTTAGTCGCTGTTGGTGTCACTGTTTATGCAATGTTAACTAATCATGTGTCTGAAGATATTCCTCTAATAGGCACTTGGCTTATGCCAGCAGGATTCAAAGCAGCTCAAAAGTTCGGAGAAGAAAAACCATCTTTAACTCAATCATTTGATGAAGGAAATATACGATGACTTATGTAATGGTATTGATCGCAATTCTTTTTGCTATTATCGTTACTGGTATTTACTTATATGCAAAAAAAGTGTTTGGAGCTGTTTCATTAGTCGCAAATAAAGAACTCGAGGTAAAAAATGAAGTTTCTAAAGAGCCTCTCGCTGATCTTGTGTCTGATAATAATTCCAAACTTAGCAAAAGCGAGTGATGATGTTATCCTTAAAATTGGAGAAAAAGCTCCTTTTTATGGTGTGCTTGTAGACTCAGAACATTACCGTGAATATTCCGAAGGACTTCAGGTTGAGGATTTCATCAATAAAGATAAAGATTCTAATCTTATTGAGCAACAAAAAGGAGTCAGCGAAGGAGGCAAGATTGTTATCGGATTTCTAGTTGGTGTTGTTAGTGGCATAGCATTAATGGTCATTAAATAGTCAAAAAAAGAGCCTTCTCTTCTTCTCTTCTTCTGGTTAATCCATCTATTACATTTCCACCTGCGCGGTTCCAGCGCAGAAATTCACTAGCAATATCATCTTTCGAATACGATCCTTGAAGTTTCTTTAAAAGTGTAGATTTCTGGAAATTTCCAATCCCACAATTATAGCAAAAGTCTATCAAGGCATTCATGATGTTTTCTGTTTGATATGTTGTTGGAATAAAGTGAAATAGGGAGCTATAAATAACAGCAATTCTATGATCTCTCCACTCATCTGCTAGAGCCTGAGAAATAGTAAGACCACTAATTATATCATGGCCAGTTGTTCCCCAACCAATCGTCCAAACTCCTACAATATCTTTGTAGGCCGTTAGTTTGCATGATTCAAATTTGTTAATTAGCGCTTCTGATTTTTCAAAGTTCATTTATTTGTCCTTTTCAGAATGGAATTTGATCCTGTGATTTAAGATAAGCAAGTCCAACATCCCATAGTTCGGCAGCATCTCCTGTTAGTGGTTTACCGCTTTTCTGAGCTCCTGCCGCTAAATAATCTAAATATCCTTGTAACTCATTCAAATCTACTTCTTTAAGCTTCTTGCCGTTGAGTTTTTTACCAAACTTTATGATATAATCTCCGAGACTTGATGGATCTGTAATAACTTCTATTGCTTTTGATTCGCTTTGAATTGGTTTAGTACCATTGCCATCATCATCTTTCTCTGAACCAATGCCAAGAATTGCGCCTAAACTATAACGTCTTGCATAGGTGATAGCAGAGCCAAGTCCTTGCATATCTTGTTTAGAGAAAAGTAAAGGCATTTCAAATGTAATAGATTCTCCAGAAATATGCATTAATACCGTTTCTAACTTTTCTCCAGAAATTCCTTGAGATATTGCAAGGCCATTTTCCGCAAGTAATTTTCTGGCTTGCTGTAAATAAGCCTCAAGTGAGGCATAATCGCTTTTAAAGTGAGGATTTTTAGAGTCAAATTTAGCATCTGCAACAGCGCCCTGAAATTTAGAAAGGGCTTTTGCAATTTCTTTTGTTGATTCTGATTTTATCATTTAGCACCTTTATTCGCATAAATTCTTATGCTTTTTGAGTTTAAAAACCAAGCTCCAGAAATCTCTTTGCCGGCCTTTAAGTCATCTTTAATTTTATCGCTATCTGGCTCAAATATTACCTTTTTAACAAGATAATCTTCAGAAAGTAATTGCTGGTCAATTATCAATTTAGGGTTTGAATTTGTTATTTTAAATCTTGAATCAACACCTAATAATTCATCTGAACCAAGTGCTTCTGCAGCAGTTTTTAACGATTCTTTTATTTTTTCTCTAACATTTAAACAGCCCTTAGCAATAGATTGATATTGCTTTGCTTTTGCTTTCCAGTATTCCTCTTCCATTTCCATACGCTCCAAAACTGCCGCATAGGCATCTATTTTAGATGGTAATTTAACTTCCAAATTGATTAGCGCTTCTTCTAGCTCGGGGGATAGCTGTCCGCCAGACTCAATAAGTGCGGAAGTTATATTTTGAGATTCAGCAACAAGTGCATATAGTGAATTGCTCATTTTAATTCCGACCTAACTTCTTTTGCAAAGCTTAAGACTATTGCTCTTGCTAAGACATTTTTATCAACGCCAAGAATGGCGGCAAGTTTAGAAATCTTCTTAATGGGAAGATTTGATTTTCCACTCTCTATCGCATAGATAAACTGTGAGCTAATATTTAACTTTTGGGCCACGTCTTTTCGAGTAAGACCTTTTTTTAATCTATTATCTTTAATATATTTATTGATTTTCATATGTCTCCTTATTTCTTCTTAAAACACTATATTTTATAGATATCAACCAAATTTGTTTTCTTGAATAATTTACAACCATATTGCGTTATAACGTAAATTAGTTTGCAATAGGATAATAAATGGATTTAAAACTAATTTATGACGACAACAATTATTTTCCCGCATGTAGATTCTGAGGTTATAAAAGAGATCGATCTCGGCATGATTGGTTTCGTTAATTTTACTTTATCTGTAGGGCATTATATTACAGAGCAAGGCGGCCTTAGTGATTACGATAAATATTTAGTGGCAGATGTTAAAAGATTAGAAGTTACTGCCGTTGATGGGGATAAAAAATCAAGCCTAATAGATTATTATAATAATATTCTTAATAAAATGTTAAAAACTGGTAAAATTAATGCTGAAATTTCAGAAAGAATTGAGGTTTAAAGTGATAACGTATATTTTGTTTATCGTATTCCAAGCACAAGGATATAAAGGATTTAATGTCTCTGAATTTAAATCTAAAAAGGCTTGCGTCATTGCTCTCCAGGAGTCTAAAAAGATTTATATGGTTTATGGAGACCAATCTTCTTGTATAGAGGTAAGGGAATGAAAAAACTAGAAGAATTGATGTTTCATTTGTTGCTATTAATTCCTGTAGTTGTTTTTCTTGGTGCTATATCGATAAGTGTTTTTCTCATACTTCACCTGAAAAGATAATTATGGCACTCGGACATAGACGCGCATTTGGAGGGATATGAAACAATATTGGGTTCCAGAAGATTTCATGTTTGAAGATGCTGGCACTTGCTTAGAGAAGTTTCCAGGGGATGGTCCTGCTGCCCTGGTTTATTCACATCCAGCCTATGTGACAGACTTATACGAACAAAACAAGATCATGCGGGAGGCTTTGGAATTGAGCCAAGAAGTTGATAATGGGAGCGGAAAATCGTTCTATTCTGACTTTGTAGAGGCTCGTGATAGGGCGCTTGAAAAATGCCGTCCCATAAAGACTGCCGGAGGTGAGGGATGAGTAGACACTGCTTAGGATTTTGTAAAGACGATTCCAAAGGTGGAACATATAGAACGTCACCAACGGGATGGTGGTTTTACTTCTGTCGCGGGTGTGGTCTATCCTGGCTTCATGGTCATATTCGTGAAGGCAATCATCAAAGGACGGCAAATGAGCAAACCGTGGAAGCCTGTTATATTGAATTTGGCAAGATCATACAACGAAAGCGCATTCATCTCGGAATGACCACAGGTAAGATTTTCAGCGGCTTTTAAAATCAATAGAGTTCAATTGAGCAAGCTGGAGAATGGACAAGCGCGTATGACATTTCACGACGCCATTAGGATATCTAGGCAGCTTAAAATTAATTTGAATGGTTTGTTGAAATAGCTTGATTTCGTGCCACGAAAGTAGTATTCTGTATTCATCGGAGGCAATATGAAAACAACAGCAAATCAAAGAGAAGTTATGCAAGCCCACATGATTATGGCGGCTAAACTATTGGCCAATGGAACAGTAACTAAAGCTCAATATGACTTAATGGTGGCAGAATCTAAAAAGAACGTATTGGGGGTTAAAAATGGCAAATAAGATTGGTCGCCCAAGATTGGGCAAGCAAAACAAAGTCCACGTTTCAATCAGGCTCGAACCAAAAGTCGGGATAAAATTATTGCTGACCACGGCTCAGTTCAAAAGTGGATTGATTCTATGACTGGTCGTCCTAATCAAACGCGACGGGAAAATGAATGAAAGAGACTTGGAAATACATACCATCATTCCCTGGATACGAAGCGAGTAGTTTGGGGCGCATTAGGCATGAAGGAAGGATTCTCAAAGCATCATACTCCAAGGAAGGTTATGAAAGATACTGTCTAAGGAGAGGCGTTCTGCGTATTTCGATTACTGGCCATATTCTTATATGTTCGACGTTCAATGGTAAAGAAGCCTTCCGTAAAACACGAAGTTTGTCATATTGATGGGTCTAAGGATAATAATCGACCAGAAAACCTAAGGTGGGGAACCGGAAGGAAAACGTCGCCGACATGTACAAACACGGCACAGAACAAAAAAGGTTCAAAACATGCTAATGCAAAACTCACCGAGGTAGCTGTGGCAGAAATGCGCATAAGACACAAAAAAGGCGAAAGCCCATCAAAACTCATGGATGAATACGGAATTTCAAGAACAGCATTTTACTACGCCATCAATCGCAAGACTTGGCATCATGTTGCTGCCGGAAAGAAGGATGAATGAAAAATCCATTCAAAGTTGCTGAAAAGTTGGCCAACACAAAGTTTCAGCAGTTTAATAGGTCAATAAGAATCAAAGCAAAAATGATGTTCATGAGCGGGTATTTCTATCGTAAATTTGAAAAGAAACCGCCCTTAGAAATACTTCCAGGAATCTTTGATGATGGAACCAAGCCAGGAGTATGTGGTGGTTCAGACGAAACGACCACTAAAAAGGAGAACGAATGACAGAATCAGAATATAAGGAAATGATCTATAAAAAGGCCGAGACTGTAAAAACAGAGCCCGACCTTCTGGCTTTTCTGAAAGAGATTAGGAATACAATCACGATTACGGAACCATTGTTTACGTTGTATGGCGGCCATGAAGGCGGCCTTCAAGGTTTCAACAATAGCCCAAACGGCGGTATTACTGGTTTTCAAGCCGGTTGCCTTGGCTGGGAATGCATTCATGAGTTCATGTCTGTTAAGCTCCAGCAAAAATTCTTCAATACGACAATATGCTTTATCCTCAATATCAGGACAAATTTGAAAAGGTTATTAGTCGTGAAACTTGGGAAGACCTACAGAAAAAAGCAAAAGAACATTTGAACAAAGATTCTGGACATCCAGACGTTGTTAAACATTGGAGGACCATAGTTGATGGGCACGTTCCATTCGGCTACTCGGTGAATGACCAATGATTTGTCCTACAGACTCTATGAGATGGTTCGACTGGGCTGCGGCTATTTTGCTTTATGTCCTTGGAACTTGGAAGCTCATTAATCTTCTGCATTTTAGTGGAAAGAAGTTTGAGCGTTGGCTTGATGGCCGTCGTAGGAGGACTGACCGATGACAGATGATGAAATACAGCTAGACGGATTTACAACTTGGTTTTTCTCTATGCTTCACGCATGTGAATCGGCTTTGATGCGAGATGTTCTAAGAGAACAAAAGAAAAACTTAAGAGAAGAATGGATGAGAATTAGACCAATGCACGACTCAAAAACAAGTGCGCGTTGTGAAGGGACACCACTAAAAAGGAGAGAGAATGAAAAAAGAATTAGAAACACAAAGGGATGAGCTTGCGGCGCATTTGCAGCTTACAAATCAGTTCCACGAAGCAATGGGATACAACCATTCAAAGGCTTTCAAAGACGGGTTTAATGCTTGTCACGATAAAATGATTGAAGAAGTTGATCGAGTAAGAAAATTGCTCGCTGATCTTGTTGAATCCAAAGCCTTACAAGAAGCGCCTTTTTATAATTACTCTGAGGCCGTTGCGAATGCCAAAGAGTTTTTAGCTGTTCAATAGGGTAGTCTTTGTTGGACCGCCTCGCATTGAGGCCTCGGTTGGTGCAAATCCAACGGGCGGTTCTTTTTTGGAGGATGAATGAACGGATATTGGTTTATAGGAATAATGGTGGTTGTTGTCATTGTGGTTATTTCAAATCATGGAAATAACATCGGGTAGTCTAAGGTAGAGTACCATTTTGGGGATATATGGATTGGTTTTGGAAAATATGGGCTCCAGTAATGGAGAAAAGAATTAGTGAGGCAGTAGTGGAAGAAAAATTAAAAGTAATTATAAATTCTGCGATTTTTTCATGCAAAGCAGCTCTGGAAAAAGAGCCGGACAATTGGCGTCACATCATAAGCGAACATGTTATCCACGATCTCAATGACATGCTTGAAGTGTTGGGCAGTCCTCTAGAGACGCGCATTTCGGAGGATAAGTGAAAATAGCATTAGGTTTTATATTGTGGTTTTCCTGTGGTGTCCCCGCAGTTCTTTTGGAATCATATATAGATCCGAAGCCAGTAACCGTTGGAAAAGTATTGACCATTGATATGCTGGGACCAATGTCTTTAACTATTCAGGTTTTTAGATGGATGATTACAGACAATATTTGCCTGTTAAATTGCCGTTCTAGAATGACTCGCATTTCGGAGGAAGATAAGTAGTGGAAAAACAATGCACCAAGTGCAAAACCGAATACTCTGGCGAACTGTCAGTTTATTTCCCCAAGAATAAGCATGGGAAGCTTGGTTTGCATTCGTGGTGCCGCCCATGTTTTTCCAATATCTTCAAAGAGCATGGGTATAATAGACGACCAAGGAAGATCAAAGAAAAAACGCATCAGGAAAAACGTAAATATGCCCATAACAAAATTATGGAACTCTTGCGGGCTGGTAAAATATTTAAACCGGAAAATTGTTCTTTATGTGACTCTACGGTATTGATAGATTCTCACCATGAGGATTACAACGAGCCATTAGAGATAATCTGGTTTGTCGTAAGTGTCACGCAAAGATTCATAAGGCTAAAGGTGATTTCATGGGTAAAAGGAAGAAAATCTAGTGGCAATCTGCAATGGAGTGCCACATGATTGAAGAAATGGTCTTTTATGATCCACTGTTCGATCAGCTAAGAGTTCTTAAAGTACATACTGGCTCATGGAACTTTATTGATGTTGAGCTTTTTTATGGCTATGACTTTTTGGGGCTCCTGTGAGTCTCCTTACGACGGCCAGGAGGAATAAATGACTGAAGAAGATAAAAATAAGCAAACGGACGAAGCTTTGGCTGTTATGCGAGAAATATATCCACCTCTTTCCAAGGAAGATAAAGAGAAACAGGATAAAATGTTCTATGGACATGATCCAATGAAGGCCCTCAGGGAAAGCATCGATAATGATACTGAAGATAAATAGGCCGTCCAATCAAAACTGAAAATCTGGACTAGAAATTATTTAATAATCTGTGAAAATATGGGATGCAAAAAACCCCAGTTTTCAGCGATTTCTATCAACAAATGTGGGAACAGAAACTAGCTTATGAAACTTCCCCTGTCACAATGGCCAGACTTAAAACTATTTGGGAAAAATCTCTTGCTCCTTTCTGGAAAGATATTGATCCAAAAATAATAGATCAGAAATTAGTCACACATTTTATGCTTTGGCATAAAGAGCATCGTAAAAATGTACAATTTGTAAATGTCTTTAAATATCTCGGAATGTTTTCAATGTTATGGTTGAGTCTGGAGCAATGGATATTTCAAGAAAGCCAAAGCTTGAGCTTCCAAAGGATGAGCAAAAACATCATGCCAAACAAAAAGGAAGATACATCACAGATGAAGAAATTAACAAAATATTAACTAATTCTAAAGGTTGGTTTAAATTATATTTCTTAATTGCTTACTGTACGGGCATGAGAAAAATGGAAATAGGAAAGCTTGAAATTTCTAGGCTAAGAAATGAAAATACCCGATTTGTGGTTATTTTGGAGACCAATAATACCAAAACTGGGCGAGCAAGGGAAGTCCCTTTACCTGAAATTCTGACTCCATTGATTCATGAACAGTTAAAATTGAACTCTCCATATCTATTTCCCATGCAAACTGACCTAAAAAGACACGTTAATCCGCAAGGAATTGACGTCTGTTGGGTTAAAGCTAAAAATGCAGCTGGTATTAAGGGTAGGATGAGAATGCATGATACAAGACATTCTTGTGCGTCTAATCTTGCTAAAGGAAATGTTAACACTGTTGTAGCTGTAACTAACCTAGGTATGAGTTTGGCTATGTTTCAGAAGACGTATTTAAAACTAACTTCAAATGATCTTATTGTAGCTTCGGAAGAAGCTGTTCACAGATTAAAGCATTGCTCGATTAAAATGGTGGTTTAGTTGTGACTACCATTTGTCACCTAAATCATGTTAGATATGGTGAATTATTACCATATCTCTCATCAAATAGCTTTTTAAGTATTTCAAGCTGAATTCTTAGGGAATTAAGTCTTCTTGTTCGTTTAGTTGGTGGTTCAAATATGCCAGATTGATAACCATCGACTTCATCTATGATATATATGATCTCGTTTTCCAATATTTCTATTTGGTCCACTAAACTGCTCATATGCGCATATTATGCATATTTTATGCCGCGCATGCAATGATTTAGTATTTGACCAGACCTTGTTAGATTCGTAAAAAAGAAAGGCCGGGAATAACCCCGGCCAATATCAGATTTAGCCCTCGCAAGGCCTACTGACTCGCGATTGGATGGCATAACCGCTTGAAAACTTCATATCAATCAAATCACCATAAAATCAAGGAAAAAAAATGCGCTGGTTTAAGCATTTTACGGATAATCATAGGGGCCGAACAGTTCAAAGACTTTTGGATGAAATGGGTCCGCATGGAGCTCTTGCGTACTATTTTGTTATGGAAATGTGTGCAGAAAAGCTCGAAAAAAAGCATGGCTCGATATTGTCTGAAAATGACTGCGTGTTCGTTTTCAACCGGAAAGTAATCCAGAATGTAACCAGAATGAAACGGGTTTCAACTGATAACCTAGGCATAATCGGAGCAGAATGCGGCGTTTGGGAATGGAAATCAATCGGGAATGAAATCATAATCAAAATGCCTATCTTATTGGATTTACTAGATAGAGACCTTAAAGGAGCGCGGTCAAGGCGCGCTCAGGACGCGCAAAAGCCGCGCCTAGAACTAGATATAGAATCAGATAAAGAACTAGATATAGAATCAGAGTTATTACCAAAGCCCAAAAAAAGCATAAAACAAAACTCAGAATTGAACAAAAAAATATGGGAATCTTACCGAGACGCTTACAGCGCTCGTTATGGTGTTGATCCTGTTCGTAATGGTTCTGTTAATTCAAAAATTGACTCATTAGGAAAAAGACTTGGCGAAAAGGCACCGGAAATTATTAAGTTCTACGTTTTCCACAATGATTCGTTTTATGTTAAAAATGCTCATTCTATAGGCTTAGCATTAGCACAAGCCGAATCTCTTGCAACACAATGGAAAACTGGTAAGCCGATAACACAAACTGAAGTGCGAAGATTTGAAAAAGCATCGGCATTTGATTCGATGGCGAAAGAAGCTGAGAAGGGCGGATTTTAATGGATCAGAATGAAAGAGATACTCTCGGAAAGAGTTTAACCATGATTGCTTTTTTATACGGATATGAATTTCCAAAAGAGCGCGCAAGCATGTTTATTTCTGCGCTCATCGAATTTATTCCAGCATCTCTAGACGAATATCTAGGCGCGCTGAAAAAGTACACGGAGGATTCAAAGAATCGCACTTTCCCAAACCCTTCACAACTCAGAATTTATCTTCGACCTGAACTTTCAGTTGATGCGAAAGCAAATGAATCTGCAAACAAGATACGTCAGGCAATTACAAAGTTCGGCTGGCCTGAACCAAAGCAGGCGAGAGAATTCATGGGAGAGCTTGCTTGGGCTATCGTTGAAAGGTTCGGCGGTTGGCAATATATCTGCGAGAATCATGGTGTGGAATTAAACCCACTCATGTTCCATGCTCAAGCTAGGGATTCAGCTAAATCAATTTTGGAACAAGGAAATCTTGGTATAGTTGGTAAGCCAATCGGAATCTCTGAACTACTAAATCAAGGGCTGCAAAAGATAGGATGGAAAAATGAGTGAAGATAAAACATTGGGCGAAGCCTTGGCCGCACTTGCTAGACATCGGTCCGATGGAGGTTTTAAAAAAGCCATGAGACTCTTCGGCGCGACGAACGTCATCGATGCCATCGAGAACTGTCGGCAGTTCAAAATGTACGACTTCACGCTGCCTGAACTTGAGGCTTTAAGTCCGTTAATTTGTGAAAAAATGGGAATTATTTAAATGCAAGTAGCTCTTCGTCGAAAGACACTTAGGCTTGGTTGGCTAAAACTGGTGCAAATTCCAACGGGCGACTCTAATTTTGGAGGACCACACGCTAGGGGCACTGAAGAGCGAAAGCACTTTGAAAGGAATTAAAATGAACGGAATAGAAGACATGCTTTTAGTTATTTTTATCGCAATTATTGTTTTTGCAATTAACGATAAGATTAAAGAATGAATTTAGAAATTAGAATTTGTAATCATTCTAAATGCAAAAGAGCTTTTAAAGTTCTTCAACAAAGTAAACAAAAAACATGTTCAAGTCTTTGTGATGAATTGCAGAATGGAAGATATTTTAATCAACGAAGAAGAAAAACCAGATTAGCTCTTTTGGCAAAGGATTTTATTTTATGAGTGTGTACAAATATAAGAATGAAACATTTGACTTTAATCCGTTCTTTTCAGTGGCTATCTGTTTAGTTAATCATGATGAAGTAATCAGAGCGCTTCAGGTTTTAGATAATCTTCCAGCGTACTACAGAGAGTTTCCACCTCGTGAAATTACTGAATTAAAAAACTTAATAAAATCTAAGATTCTAACTGTTTATGATATTCAAAATAATACTTGGGATTCTCCAAATGATTCTTCATATAAAGCCGATGGTGTATTTGAGAATCAAGTAAATGGAACTACAAGAGGGATAATTCTAAAAGAAAAGATTGAAGAATATAATAAAAATAATATTATTCCGCATATTATCGATCTTGGTCCTGGACCATATCACTATGCAATTGGTCTTATGAAACTTAAGCTTAAATTTTCATACGAGTCGCTGAACATTAATAAAAAAGCAGAGAATGAAGCAAGAGTAATCCTCACAAATGAGATATTCCGCGAACCAACTTTAGATCAACCAACAATATTCTTAGCTTGTGAAATAATTGAACACCTCTTCAATGAAGAAGATATTAGGTATTCGTTTGATAAAAAAGCGATTAAGAAACTTCCTGAGCATATTATTATAACAACTCCAGCCTATGATTATGGCCAAGGTAAAAGCAATTGGCTAAAAGAGGGGCTCAGTCATTTGCGAGCATATACTCCAAATGAATTCATGAGAAAAGTTGTCGAAATGTTTCCAGAATATAATTTCGCTATTCATACAGAATGGATCGTTAATATGGTTGGGACACTAAAGCCAGATGTTAAAGACTCAAAAACTAGACTTGAATGATTTTAAAGATTATCCGATAATGCAACAACGCGAGGTATTAAATGTCAGGATCTTCAGTTTCTGTACCAAAATTAAATACAAAGACATCTGTTGGCACTCCAACAACAGCTCCAGCGGTTAAATTGGTTACAGCAAGCACAACTCAGGTTCCAGTGATGATTGAACACGTATTGAACCAAACTGTTGGCGAAGAGCCCCTTTATCTCGTTAGAATGCGTGACAATACGCTGGTTTATGTGAAAGAATCTTTGCTGACACAAAATGGTGGAATTGTAATGTTCTAAACCCACATCGACTCCTAAAGGAATACCGATGCCAAATGATAATGATTCTCAATACGTAGATAAGTTAAAACCTAATAAGGGTGGACGCCCACCTGGACCTCAAAATGGTGATCGAAAAGAGCTATTTGCTGCATGTAAAAAGCGCAACATAGATATCTTTCAAGAGCTTCTCGACGATGTTAAAACTGGTAGTGAGAAGGCAAGATCATTGGCTATTAAAACAGCTATGGATTTCCTCTACACAAAAACTAAAGCAGTTGAGATCTCTGGCGATCTTGATATCAATATTCAACAACAAGATCTCATAGAGCTTAAGTCCAAAGTAAGAGCATTGCGTGCGACGAAAAGTTAGAGAAATTGAATTTTGTAAGCACTGCAAGCTTATGATTGTCAATGGTCGTATGATTGTTGGATCTGGATGGATGGTTTGCGAATGCGATAAGCCTAAAGAAAAGATTGTTGATAAGTCTATGGAAAAGTCACGCAATGACAAACCTTTCATTTTTACATCAAACTGAAGAAGAGCGCCTAGTCGCATCATATCCTCCAGAAATTCAAAGACAATACTGGCTTGATGATATGGCCGACCAATACCGCGGAGATCTATTTAAGCTTGCTAAGTTTGGTTTGAATTATAGTCAAATGACTGAGCTTACTCACAAGCCAATCACTGACATGCTAATGAGTCCAACAAAGAAGAAGCTATTAGTAATTCCTCGAGGCTGTTTTAAGAGCTCTATTGCCTCTATAAGCTTTCCGATATGGCTATTGATAAATGATCCTAATCGAAGAATATTGATTGATAGTGAGCTTTATACGAACTCCTCGAGGTTCATTCGTGAGATACGTGGACATTTAGAATCAAAGCATATGAAAGAACTCTTTGGCTCGTTTGTTGGTCCAACATGGACTGAATCAGAGATCATCATTAAACAGCGTACAAAGGTTTATAAAGAAGCGAGCATTACAGCCTCTGGCATTGGCGCGCAAAAGACGTCGCAACATTACGATTATATTATTGCAGATGACTTAAGTTCTATCGATAATTCCATGACTGAGGATCAGCGTGAGAAAGTTTACGATCATTATCGACTATACATCTCTCTTTTGGAACCTGGTGGAACTATTGTCGTTATTGGTACTCGTTTCTCTCATGGTGATATTATCCAATACATTCTTGATAACGAAATAAACCCCGAACAGAAAAAAGGATTAATTGCATGAGCAGTAAATATCATGGCGACAACAGACCAAAGAGCTTAGGCGTTCCAGTATTGATTGAGGTCACAAATCCAAAGAAAGGATCAAAGCACAGATGTCCTTGCATCATGCCTTTTGATTGCATTGGAATGGATAAAGAGATGTTCGATAAAGCTTATGGCCCACACATTATTCAAGCGGTATTTGACCTATTGCAACACGAGTCATTTAAGGCTGGACTTGCAAAGCCCAACCTAATCATTGCACCATAAATATTTAAAGGAGACATATGTCTATTTTGAATCTACAGCCAGCACAATTCTTAGGCGTTACCACCTTCTCACCTGGAACAACATTCGATATTGCTCCAGTCAAAGGACAGGTTGGTTGGTATCTATACTCTGGATCAACTGGTGTAGAAATAGCTGCCTTTGGACAATCATATGCTACCCAAGGATTTACTGTTGTTGCTGGAGTTACGACGACATTCACCTATATCAACAGTACTGGAAGCTCCATCATGCTTGCTCCAAATGGAAAAGGAATTCCGGTGTTCAATACAACTCTTGACGGCAAAGCTATCAATGGCGGTGGACATCTGTGGGGCACAGCAGCTAGTGCGAGTCTTTTACTCACGGTTGGATTCTTTTGTAACGATGCCTTTCCAAACAATTAAATATGAAAAAAATACCCTTATCAAAAGAACAATTTACCCTTGTTGATGATGATTTTGAATGGTTATCTAAATTTAATTGGAGAGAAGCAAAGCGAAGGCATACTACTTATGTAGTATCAGGATCAAATACAACAGATAAAGAATATTTTATGCATAGATTAATTGCAGAAAAATATCATTTTCTTTCAGATCAAAAGCCGATACCAGATCACATTAATGGAAATGGCCTAGATAATCGAAAAGAAAATTTAAGAGCTGCCAGTACATCTAATAATTCTTGTAATAGAAAAGTTCAGAAAAATTGTAAATCTGGATATAAGGGTGTTTCTATACATCAAGGACTATGGAGATCAGAAATAACAATTGGCAATAAGAGAATAAGAAAGAGCGGATTTAAAACCAAAGAAGAAGCTGCAAAATTTTATAATGAAAATGCAATAAAACTTCATGGTGAATATGCCAGACTCAACGAACTATAATGAATGGTCCATTCTTTACAAAAGCGCATATAATGAAGATGGATCTTTATTTTTTCCAGAGAGATTGACTGCTGAATTTCTTGATGCCGCAAAGAAACATCAAGGATCAAGATTCTTCAGTAACCAATACCTAAATATTGTTATCAATGATGGCGACAAACCTTTCAAGAAAGAATGGCTCAGATATTATGATGAGATTCCAAAGAATGTTTACAGGTTTGCCTTTATTGATCCAGCCATATCTCAGACTGACAGCGCTGATTTTACTGCTCTTGTTGTTGTTGCTGTAGACTCAGATCAACAATGGTATTTAGAGCACGCATCAAGGCATAAGATTACTCCATCAAACATTATCAATCTTATCTTTCAAATGGCCGAACGCTTTGATCCTTTGAGAATAGGTATTGAACAAGTAGCTTTCCAGGAAGTTCTTGTCTACATGATGCATGAAGAAATGAAGAAGCGTAATATTTGGCTTCCTATTGAGGGTATTAAACCAAGACGAGATCAAACTAAACTAATGAAAATACTTGGCCTTATTCCGCGTTTCGAGTGGGATAGGATTAGAATAAATAAAGGACTCGCCGACTTTGAAAATGAGTATAATAACTATGCAGGCGAGAGATCGAAGCATGATGATATTATGGATGCCTTAGCCTCTATTGACGAGATTGTTACCTATCCAACTGATATAAAAGATGAGATTAAACGCAATCTTAGCCCACTTGATCCTGATTATGAAAAGAATTATAGATTAAGACTTGCATCTGGGGAAGTCACTAAACCATAATTAACAAAACAAGGAGCATAACCCATGGCTAATCACCAGCATCCAAATCATGAACAGAACAAACAGGCTCAAAGAACGTTAGAGCAGACCGTACCTCAAGCAGTAAAAGATATTCAAGAATCGCCTCTCCCTAAATCGCAGTTCGATAAAGATGCTACAATTCAAGATATGAATTCTTTCTACAAAGCTTATTCATATTCTCGTAGAGAAAAGCACGCATATCCTGTTTTCGTTACGGATGAAGTATTTGATATTCTTACAGACGGAGATACTAAAACCCCACTCTTTTGGAAGGGCGAAGGAACGACTCATGGAAATGCTGTACCAATCATTCCTGAAAGTCGCCGTCAGGCAGGTCTAGATATCTTCAATTGTACCAAAAAAACTCATATTGTGACTGTAGGTTAAATCTGGACTGGATAGTTGTTTTAACGCTTGCTATTCTTTTGCTAGGAACAAACGCTCTATGGGCACTGATAGTACATAAACTAATCAACAAGCACATGTCGCGAGATTTCTGGAATTATCAGCAAACGAAACAGCTTCCAAAAGCTCAGAAGAATGAGCTTGAAGAAGCTCTTGCGAAAGTAAAGATACCTAATCAGCGTGTTCCAAATGAATTGGATACGCTTGATGAAATGATTTCACAGGTAATGCCATTAGGCTAAGAGTACGACATCAAAGACGGCCCTAGTTAACTTTCGGGTTCTAGGGCTCCAACATTTAGGATGAACTCACTGATGAGTTTGTATGATAAAGCCAAGCGGGCTCAAGGTGGTTCACCGGATGAACCAGTCGTTGAAGATAACGGCGTTGAGCCAGTACAAGATGCAGCAGATCAGCCTCCAGAGGATATGAAGCTTGCTGCATTCATTAAAGACAAAGTTGAAGAGTCTAGGCGCTCATCTTCCCGCATTTCAAATGAGGGTGTATGGATGACCAACATTGCTTATTTGTTGGGATTCTATGGCGTCTATTTTGACACGACCTTAAGACAGTATCAGCCAGCTCAGAACAATAATACCACCTATATGACCAGGAATAAGCTCCAGGTTAATAAGATTCTTCCTACAGTTCAAAATAGACTATCAAGACTTTGTAAGAACCCACCGAAATACGAAGTGCGTCCGAATTCAAACGATACTCATGATAAAGAGGCCGCGCGCTTGGCTCTTCAAGTTTTGAACTACATCATGGATAAAGAAAAAGCTACGGCCAAACGCCAAGAGCTTTATATGTGGATGCAAGAGATTGGGCATTCATATATGGAAGTCGTTTGGGATGACCAAGCTGGTGAGCCGATGATTGATCCTGAGACCGATGAGTTGATCGGCTATGAGGGTGATATCCGTTTAGATGTTGTACCTGGATTAGAAGTCTTTCCCGATCCTATTGCAAAGAATCTTGGCGAATGTCAATGGGTCGCTAAGGCTAAGCTTCGTAAGCTTGATTATTTTAAGACTCATTATCTTGAGCGTGGCGAATTGGTAAAAGAAGAAGGAACGTGGCTTCTCTCTACACAATATGAAACTCGTATTAATACATTAAATGTAAGAGGCCAGGGCCAAACGGGCGCTCAGGCTTTCGCAAAGAATACCGCCATAGAAATTATCTATTATGAGAGACGAACCAAAAAATATCCTAATGGGCGCAGAATAGTCACCGCTAATGGGGTCCTTCTTGCTGATAAAGAGCTCCCCTGTGGAGAAATCCCACTCGTGAAGTTCGATGACGTCCTTATCGGTGGGAAGTATTACTCTGAATCTCTCATTACTCATATTCGTCCACTTCAAGATCAATTTAATTGGATTTATTCTAAGCGCACAGCGTGGGTTAATAAGCTTCTTGGCGGTAAATATCTAGCTCCAAAAGGTCATGGTATCATTGAAGAATCTTTTGATGATACTTCGGGTGAGATCATTGAGTATAATCCTGGACCTCAAGGACAAAAACCAGAAGCATTACAAATTCCAATGATTCCTCAATATGCCTATACCGAGGAAGATCGCCTGCAGGCTTCCATGTTTGATATTTCAGGTATTAATGAAGTATCACGTGGGCAAATCCCAGCTGCCGGTATTCCAGCAATCGGCATGCAATTCTTAATGGAGCAAGATGATACTCGTATCGGCATTGTGACTGAGAATAATGAAAACGGTTGGGCAGATGTTGGATCATTAGTACTTAAGTATATTGAAAAGTACTACGTCATGGATCGATTGATTAAGATTGCGGGTCCTAGGCTCGAATATACAGTCAAATCATTCGTAGGAAAGGACTTGAAACATCACACGGACGTGATGGTGATCCGGGGCTCAACTTTACCTGGCTCTAAAGTTCTTCGCAGACAAGAGATATTGAATCTTCGTTCACAAGGTCTATTTGGAAATCCAAATGATCCTCAAGTGATCCAAAAAGTTATGGATATGCTGGAATACGGTGACTCTTACCAAGCGTGGGAAGAGCAAGGCATTGACATGGCTCAAATTGAAAATGATTTAGACCTGATTGAACAAGAGATAATCCCTGACTTGAATGAGTTTGATAATCAAGAACTTCATATCAGACGAAAAAATCTCTACAGAAAATCAGATAAAGTTAAAAAGCTCAGCGATACTGCAATGAAGGTATTAATCTTTGATATCGAAAGACGCGTTCAGCTTCTTACCATTTCAAGAAATCCTCAGTTAGCAGTTCAGGGGCAACAAATCGCAATGCAACAACAACAAGTTAATCAACAAAAAGCAATGATGATGGCCAATGCAGGTCCCCTGACTTCTGGTAATCCTCCAGGGGCACCGTTAATGCCTCCATCAGGATTGCCTCCAGGGGCACCTCCGCCTGCTGCGCCAACAATGTAAAGGAATATATGAAAGAACACATGATTGAGGCTGTTAAACGAAAACGTGCAATGATCCAACAGCATGAAGAAGATTCAAAAGGTCCTCATGCTGAAGGTCAGTCTGCACAAACTGGAGATGAAGAGCTTGCTCCAGAAAGCGGATCATCTAATCGCGATGCTTTGCTTGGCAAACCAGGTGGAACAAATCATGAAGAGGATGCTGAATCTCCAGAAGAAGAAGGAAATGACACTGAGCTTGGAGAAGAAGGTGGCTTTGACCACATCTCTAAAGACAGTGCTCCAGAAAATTCAAAAGTATTATTTCAAGATCCAAAAAAAGATACTCACGATGAAGCCGATCCAAACATGCATAGAAATATGGCAGGAGATGGTGGTGGGCTTGCTACTAAATATGACAAAATGGGCGTGAAAGAACACACAGATCCTAGGCTTCAAAGCTCTCATATGGCTAAACGCAATATGGGCAGAGCTGAGGGCGTAAAAAGCAAAGAGCACGCTCTTGTTGCTCAAAAGACTCACACACAAGCGCCAAGAGCTAGTCATGGTGAAGATGTTCACGATGCCGTTGCTGGAGATAATGAGCAGATGCAGGGCTATTCTCCTTTGAAGAAAGCTCGCGCAAAGCTCGACGGATTCTTAGGTAAACTTAAAAACTCTTAAAACATCTTAATTGAAAGGACTAACCCCATGGGATTTGAGGCAGCACAACAAGCAATGAATACGGCGCAAGCTGCGCCTGTTGAAACAGCAAGATCTGCTGAGCCAGCCAATGCAGGAGAGGCGGCTTCGGCAGCGTCTTCGACATCTAATGGAAGCTCAGCACCAGATTCGGCATCAACAGCTCAGGCGGCCTCAAGTGTCCTTGATCTCACAAAGGCTGAAAAGTTTTTGTGGGAAGGCAAGGAGATGACTCCTGCTGAACTTAAGAAGAGTATTTTAAGGCAACAGGACTATACAAAAAAGACACAATCACATGCTGAGGAGCGCAGACGCTTTGAAGAGGAGCGCCGTGCATTTGTTCAGCAACAAGAAGAGACCGAGAAATACAACTCGAATCTCGATGCAGATATACAAAATGTTTTAAGAGATCCATCACTAGAAGCAAAGTTTAAAGAAATCTATCCCGAGAAATATCATCGGCATTTAGATCAAGCTTTAACCAAATCTTTCGGCGATAGAAGCTCACCGGATAGTGAAGTGAAGTCTTTGAAGCAACAGCTTCAGGCGATTAATGGCAGATTTCATGCACAGGATGCAGAAAGGGCTAAGACAGCTTTTGAAACTGAAGTTCGGCAACATGCTGAGATTTTAGATTCGAATATTGCTCGTTTAGCCACAAAGTATCCTCACGCAGATGAAGATTCTGTCTTGGCTCGCGCTGAGTACATGGCTGCTAGTATGAAAAAAGATGCAAACTTCAATGATAACTTTTCTAAGTTGATTGAAAAACTCTACCAGGAGAATCATCAGCATCATGAAAAACGTTATAAAGAAATTTATGGAAAAAAAGTTGAATCTCAAAAACAAGCAAATGCTCATGGAAAAGATATTGGACGTGGAGGGGGAACCCCAGCTCAGGCTCCACAGAAAATGAAGCTTAAAGATGTGAAAAATCACATCTTAAGTACCATGGGACAATCTTAAAGGAGCTAAATAATGGCTAATCAATTTCAAAACTTATCCTCCGGCCTTGCGGAGCTTAAGAATTTTTATCAAGGACCTATCGTAGATCAATTCTCTGAAGACGTTCCAGTCTATCGCGGCTGTGAAAAGATCAAACAGGGTTGGTCTGGACTACAAGTTATCAGACCTTTGCGCGTACTAAAAAATCAAGGTATTGGTGCTGTTGCAGATAATGGAACACTTCCTGCAATCGGTCGCCAAACTACAGTACAAGCAATCATCGCAGCGAAATTTAATTATCTTCGCTTCGGTGTTACTGGACCGATGATTAAATCTTCTCAATCTGATACTGGTTCATTTGTCCGTACTGCGGCTTATGAGCTTGAAATGGGTTACAAAGATTTGATGAATGATGTGAATCGCCAACTTGGTTGGTCTGGATCTGGAATCCTAGCAACAATTTCAGCTGCTGCATCTGGTTCAAATTCTTTGACCATTGCTGGTCGAGAAGCTGTTGAACCAGCTTTGAAGTTTGTTGACGTTGGTTTGGTATTCGATATTACAGATGGAACTACAATTTATGCCTCTGGTGTAACTGTTAACTCTATTTCATCCGGTGGTCCAACATCAAGCACAGCGACTTTGGTTCTTAGCCAAGCCGTAACTGCGACGACTGCATACTACTTGATTCGTTCGGGAACTCTTGGGAATGAAATACAAGGTTTGCTAACAGCTCTAGATGGTGGAACTACAACAATCTACAATGTTAATCGCGCATCTTACATTTCTACACAAGGAAACGTGAACAATTTGTCGGCGGCTCAATTGACATTGAATCAAATCCAGTTTGCATACAATGAAGGAATGAGACGTGGTGGAGCTAAATACTCTGCAATTTACTCAGACTTCCCAAGCATGCAAATGTATCAAAAACTGCTTACTCCTGATAAGCGTTTTGTGAACACTCAAAAAGGTGATGGTGGGTTTGCTGCGAAAGACAAGTTTTATCTAGAATTCAATGGTATTCCTTGGGTAGCAGACAAAGATTGTCCTCAACGAATTTTCATGCTTCCAGAAGATGCATTTAAAAACTACGTCTTGGCAGAAATGGAATTCGCAGATGAGACTGGATCAATGTACATCGCTCAAACATCAACAGATGCTTTTGAAGTTCGTGTGCGTTTATTCAATAATATTTTCAATGAGCAAGCTGCTGCATGTGCAGTAGTTTCTAACTATACCTCACCATAAGGAATATGATGAGCCATCAAGCAAGACGCATCACTAATGAAATTCAACGGTATGATTACAAACTTTACGCCAAAAAAGACAATGATGGCGTAATTCGTATCTATCGAGAAAGCAAAGAGCTTCGCCCAGAGAAACTAACGGGTGAAATTCAAGTATTGAATGTAGTTAGAAACGATCATCTTGTTATGAGCTTAACAGATACTTGGGGAACTAGAGGAAAATCAGTTGACTGGGGTGTTCTGCCTATCATGGCAAGACTTCGGGCAATGGATCTTTGGAACTCGAATAATTTAGCTACTGAGGTTTTTAAAAATGAAGAGCTAGATGAAAAAGCGAGGGGAAAAGCTTTACGCAATACTGTGGAAGACTTTCTTTATGATTTCAAAGGTCAATTTGCTCGAAGTACAAATGATATAAACACTTCCAGTCTGTCAAAACGTGCTTTTAACAAAAGAATAGAGGGTTAAAATGGCTATAGTTAATAGAGATAAAGATGGGTCAGAGCAGCGCTATGTATTTACTTTCAATCAATCAGCAGTCGTAGGAGTTTCAGCATTGATGAATGTTGGAACAGTTCCTTGCGGAGCTCAATTGCTTCAAGTAGTAACAAGTGCATTCGGTCTTTCGTCTACACCAACGGTAGGTATTCAAATTCAACGCTTTGTTGTTGGATCTGGATTAACAACAATTCCGCTGAATGGATCAAGTTTGATTACTATTAGTGCCTTAAGCACTTCTGGCATTCAAACTCAAGTTTTGCCAGCAGCAGCAAGTACTTTGCTTCTTTTGCAAAAAGGAGATGCCATTCAAATGGTAACTTCTACTGCAAATTCAGCAGCAAACTATGTTGTTGAGGCAGTAATTCAAATCCTGCAAGACGTAAAACAAGATTACGGGGTGTAAGATGTTTGAGTTAAATAAAGGGTTACAAAATAAAGATAAAGATGCTTCAGAGCAAAGGGTTACAATGTCTTTCTCTTCTGGTGTTGTTGGTGTTTCTGCACTAATGACTCTTGGAATAGTTGGATGTTCACAAACTCTTCTGGCTGTTGTATCTGAAGCGAGCGGGCTTTCTGCCGCTCCTATCGTTGGATTACAAATCCAGCGGTTTGTAACTGGAGTTGGAAATACTGTTATTGCGTTAAATGGCTCAAGCCTTTTAACAATAACAGCTTATTCTACTTCGGGACTTCAGACGCATGCTATTCCTGCTGCAAATACTTCTCTCCTTTTACAAGGAGATGTTTTGCAAGCAGTAACTAGCACAGCAAACTCTGCTGCGACTTATAATATCACAGCAGTTCTACAGGTCTTGCAGGCTGTAAGAACAGATTACGGGGTATAGAATGGGAATTATAAATAGGGATTTAGATCCTACCCAACAATGGGATAATTTTGATGGACAATATTCCATAGCTGGTACAAGCGCAGTAATTAATCTTGGTCAAGTGCCTTATCAGGGTCAGCTTTTAAAGGTGACTTCTTCAGCATTTGGCGTGTCTGGATCTCCAATTCTTGGTATTCAGATTCAAAGATTTATTGCTGGAACTGGATATACAGTAATTTCTGTTAATGGCTCAAGCCTTTTAACAGTTACTGCATTTTCAACGTCTGGGATGCAAACACATTCTTTGCCGGCTGCTGGTAATTCTCTTGTTCAACTATTAAGCGGAGATAGTGTTCAGATTGTAACAAGTGTGGCAAACACAGCTGCAAGTTATACCGTGAATGCTGTTATTCAATGTTTGCAAGATTTTAAATCACAATATGGTCTTGGAGTAGGTTCATAAACGAGTCGATGGGGTTTCGATCAGTTTAGTTGGGGGACTTAAAATGTCCTCTGACTTTTTGGAGGTATATGCCTTTAGAAAAAGGTTCATCTAAAAAAGTTATTGGTGACAATATTAAAACAGAAGTTAATTCTGGACGTCCTCAAAAGCAGGCAATAGCTATTGCTTTTAGTGAGGCTGGAAAAGCTAAAAAAAAATATAGTGATGAACATGAACAATATTTGAAAAAGAAAAAGAGTTAAATAATGCAAGGTAATTTTGGTACATTATTTGGTAGCGATCCTACATCTAGTTCTACAGCCTCTCTTAACAATTATTGGGCTGGATATACTGCAAACGGAGATTCGTGGACTACGATTTCTTCTACTCTTGCTGATCCAACCCCTGCTGCTACTAATGCAATAACTCAAAGACAAGGTAATGGTATAGCTGTATCAGCCGCCGCGAGCAGTCTTCCTGGTATTTCATTCACTCCTGCATCTTCTTCTTCTGTTTATTTAGTTTCTGCTTCATTTTCTACTGAAGGATCTTTGAATGGAACGTATTGTGTTTGTAGTTTGACCGATGGCACTACTCCAATAGCTCAACAAACATATGGTCAGGGTACAGGATTATCTCAATCTGGAAATATTACTTTAGTTGGAATTTATGTTCCAGGTACCTCCTCTCCAGTAACCCTGAAAATTCAAATGGCGTCCCCACAGTCGGGAACTGCAACGATTACCTCAGTAAGTACTTTAACACCATCGATTGAATGGTCTATTATTCAAATTAAATAAACAATATCCTTAAGGAGTATTTTCAATAGAGGTTTAAATGGCATCAAAAATATATTGGTTAAAATTTGGATCAGGCGATCCTCGCCCAAATACTGGATTAACTCCGACATTTCTCCAATTTTATGATTCTACAGGACAAACCTATGCTCCACCTTCAATTACAGAGATAAAATACGGCGGGGCAACAGCTTCTGGAGTTTATGGATTTAGTTATTTAATTGGGAATTCCACTTTAAACAGCATTTATTTTCTTGCCTATAGTATTACAGCAGTTTCAAGCGGTATAACTTCTGATAAATATATTACAGGAGTTTTAGATCCTGTTTTAGCAGTCGATCAATCTGTCATTGGCGTATCAACAAACTTAAGTGCCCTAAGTTCTACTTTTACATCTTTTGGAACTTCTTTCGCGGCAATCAGCGCAACAATATTGGCAATTGGAAATACTCTTCCATCAATTATGGCCTTTAACTCTTCATTTATTGGATCTACAGCATCAAGTTTTGGAACGTCTGGAACTGATCCAAGCACTGTCTTTGGATATTTAAAACGTATTCAGGAGCTTATGGAGGGCGATCAGGTTTTCTTTGCGGCAGGCGGTACTTTAATGCTCTATAATCGCACTGCGCTAGGAACAACAACGTTGCTTAGAACAAAAGATGTACTGAATACTGGAGCTAGTGTAACGAAATCTGGAATTTAACTTTTCAATAACCCCTCTGAAAGGAATCAGATGAGAAGACCGTCAATTGCCCTATGCATGATCGCAAAAAATGAAGAAAATAACCTACCTATTTTAGCTAAATCAGTCGAGGGCTGTTTTGATTCAGTTTATCTTTGTGATACTGGATCAACTGATAAAACTGTAGAAATTGCGCAATCTCTTGGATGGAAAGTATCTCATTTTGAATGGATTCATGATTTTGCTGCAGCAAGAAACTTCGGATGCTCACATGCTGTGGAAGATTATATCATGTGGCTTGATCTTGATGATGTTCTTACAAATCCTGAAGGTTTTAAAAAATGGCGAGATACGGCCATGGCCTTTGCTGATTTTCATTTAGCTACTTATGACTATGCTTCCTATCCAGATGGAAAACCCGCTGTTTCTTTTGCTCGCGAGAGAGTGTTTAAAAATCGCAGAGATAAACCAACATTTAATTATTTTCTTCATGAGGGTGTGCGGGCAATTCAAGGCGAGCAAATGAGCATTGTTCCAAGCAATGTTTGGAAAGTAACTCATCGTCGAACACCAGATGATCTAGCTAAAGATAAAGGAAGAAATATAACTATCTTTGAAAAATATCTAGAGAAAGGAAATAAACTCGATGCGAGAATGTCTTTCTATATGGGTAAAGAACTTTTTGAGATTAATAAACCGGAAGAAGCGATCAAGTACCTTTTGGATGCTGCTAGTGATCCTACGACTGAGCCTCATGACAGGCTTCTTTCAATTCAATATGCAGTCTTCAGTTGTATGGCTTCAGCCTCAATGCTTAATCCAGAAAACAAAACGGCGAAAGAAAAGGCAGAAAAGCTTTTAATTGATGGAATTAAAATTGCTCAGCAAGGACTATCTCTCGATCCTAATAGGGCTGAATATTTTACATCTATTGGAGATAGTTATATTAAGCTTGGAAAAGTAAAAGAAGCTATTCCATTTTTTGGCGCAGCAATGAGATGTCTTCCAACAGGAATGCCTGGAGCTGTATTTTCATCTCCTATCTTTAGCTTCTCTGAAACTTCAACTAAATATCCAAGAAATCAATTAGTTCGTTGTTACTTTAGTCTGGGAGATATCAAGCAAGCTAAGGAATTAGCTGAAGAAACTCAAAAATTATATCCAAATGAAGAGACGGCTAAGATCATCGAAGAAATAAATAAGATCGACGTTAGCTCTTCTGGATTTAAAGATGCGAAAGAATGTGAAGATATTGTATTTACGTGTCCTCCATATGGATTCATAGACTGGGATGAAGAAATTTATAAAACAAAAGGTATGGGTGGAAGTGAAACAGCATGCATCGAGATGGCAAAAAACCTCAAAATTAAAACAGGAAGAAATGTCATTGTTTTTAATCCTCGTGCTACTAGGCTTACTGCAACTAGTGGGGTTGAGTATAGACCTTCTTCAGAAGTAAATGATTACATGGCTAAAAATAAACCAGCTATACACATAGCTTGGCGACACAATATGAAGTGTACAGATGCCAAAACATATCTCTGGTGTCATGATTTGCAAGTGCCGAATGGTCATGATGTTTCACAGGTTGATAAGGTTATTTGCTTAAGTCCATTTCATAAAAACTACGTTTGTGCTACTCAGGGAGTTCCAGAAAATAAAATTTGGACTTCGAGAAATGGGATTGTACCAGAGCGCTTTTCAGAGCGGAAGAATATTGTTAAAAATCCAATGAAATTAGTATATCCATCAAGTCCAGACCGAGGTCTTGATAAGCTAATTATTATGCTTGACGAAGTTAGAAAAAAACATCCTGTTGAACTTCATGTGTTCTATGGATTCGATAATCTTTATAAAGCCAATCGACCAGATTTAACAGAAATGGCTGATAGAATTCGTAAAATGATTTCAGAAAGGCCTTGGATTACTTATCATGGAAATACAGAACAAAAAGAACTTACAAGGCATATCATGGAGGCCTCACTATGGGTCCATCCCGCAAATTTCATTGAGTCGTTTTGCATCACTGCGCTTGAAACAGTATGCTCAAGCACCTATCCTATTACAAGAACGCTTGGGGCATTACAAGACACTCTCGGGGAAGCAAGACAAAACGGTTTCGCACATTTATTTGAAGAGAATTGTTCAACCGACGATGAAGTCAGAATGTGGTCTGAAAAGGTATGCGAAGCATTAGAGACAAAAGTCTGGGAAAAAATAGATGTTGATCCTAATAAATATTCTTGGGAATCCGTAGCTCAAGAATGGTGTCAGGAGTTTAATATTTGATTACAGCAGCATCATTTATTATTACTGGTTCAGGTTTAGAGAGTTTCGGATTATTCCGAATAGTAAGGGACCAACAGGGCCAGCAATCAGTTGTTGGTCCTTACGGTTTGTTATTAAATGGTTTATGCTTTAGAGTTGACGAACAGTGGGCGCCAACTTTTGTTTTGCCCTCAACGGGTTGGACACAAAGCTTTGCAACGCCCACAAATGGATGGACCTTGGCGTTTACCCCTCCAAGTACATCATGGACACTAGCTTTCTAGGGGGATTTTATGTCAATGAATCTTCAGTCTCTTCAAACTATGGTTTCGTACCTTGTTGATGACTTACAGCTTAGTTACTTTACGCCACAGCAATTACTTGTATTCATAAACAATGGCCAGCGCGAAGTCCAAAAAAGACTTCTTCAAACTCCAGGAAATTGGTATGTAGAAAGAGTTAATACTCCTACAGTTCAATTTCAATCTGATTATGTTCTACCAACCAACTTCCTAAAGATTCATCGTGTAGAGCTTGTTTTAAGCGGTACAGTTCCTAATGAAGTTAAAGGACCTCTCGATGCGATTACAATTAATGAAACAGATCAGCTTCCGCCTGGACCTGGAACTCCAAGTTGTTATTGGACAATTCAAAACATTTTGAGTGTTTATCCAGCTCCAGATACTGCAAATCAAACATTACGTCTTTATTATTCATATTTAGTGGCAGACATGGTTAATCCAACGGACGTTCCTGATGTTCCAAATCAATATCAGGAATTGATCGCATGGTTTGCAATTAGAAACTGCTTTACTAAA